CAGCGTTGCTCCAGGTGTTGCTCCGGCCACATTTACGGTCAATGAAGCGAAGTTCTTGAATTCTGCATCAAAGGCGAAATTGATCGTAAGGTTCCCACTGGCCGATAGGTCATAGGGTTCCGTGTTCCAGGCGATAAATGCTTCGCCTTTGTTTTTGTTTGCTGGCACTTTGAAGGTAAGCGAATACCCCTTGTAGTCGCCTAGCGTCCAGTAGCCTTCGTATTCGGCATCAAATAGATTTTGGAAGAATGACATTGTTACCTTCAGTTCAAAAGAAAATACCCGTCTTGCTCGTTTATTTAGAGCGTGACGGGCATTTTTTTGAGAAACTTAACAGGCAAGGTTTAAGCCCCTGACTCGATAATATCGAGAAGTGGCTTCCTGACCAGTGTGCTTTTGTTGGGATTCAGCTTCCGAATGGGGCTATCCGTTCGGAGTGAAACTCCCTTGGCAATACGGTCACGCCGGTATGTCTTCACTGGAGCTTTCCCCGCAGTTCTGATGGTTCTTCCTTCTCGCAGTTCATAACCACGGATGAATTCCTTGGTCTGTTCCACGACAAGAACTGTTCTGCGTACCGGATGGGTATGTGTACCCTTGTACCAGAAACGAGCAACAGGAATATTTTTGACTATTTCATACTTCATCGTCGTCTCCTCACTTCTTGAGAATTTCATTGAGCAATTCTGCCGCATATTTGGCATTGCTCAATAGTTTATTTGAAAAGCGATTGTCGGTCAACGGAACTTTGAACAACATATTTCTTTTCACAATATCCGGGACGGTATCCGGTTCCATCTGATCTTCCGGCAGTTCTACTTCGGCAACTGCCATATACGTTTGATTTTTGTAGTCTTTGAAGAAGTCCAGTTCCCAGGTATTTTTTCCGTGTTTGATAATATACCGAATCTTTTCCAACTGGTTCAAGGCCAACAACCAAAGATCATTGAAGTCTCTTTGGTCGAGTTTGGTTTCCACTTCAACGCACCGCCCAGCGGTATTGACCTTGAGCGTGAAATAGTAGGACTCTAAACCGTTGGATTTCTTGACTGACTTTCGGATGCGTGTGGTGATTCCTCGTGTGGCAATGAGGTATCCCTGAGAGATCGAATACTGCTCAGAAGAAAGCTCATTGACGGCCATCTCGCACTCGGATCGAATGATAAACTTACGTTCGTTTTCCGTGGGAATGGGATTCTCCTTTTTTGTTTTTGATTTGTTTAATTACTACAGACAAAAGAAGCATGTCTTCGTATGAAAAGAAATGATTTTTGACGGTATTACACTGGTGACAACAGGGAACAACATTTGTCAACAAATAGCCAACTTCATTATTTTTTCTGTCTAATCCACATCCTGTTGGATTTAGTTCTCCATCACAGTAGTGACAGTTTTGAGCAATTAAATTCTTGTAATTTTCTAATGGAATCTCCCAAACTTCTCCTGATCTTGCTGCCCGTCTTTCTGAGTGTTTCCATCTAGTGTAAGCGTCTTGTGATTTTGTTCTCACTCTTTTTAATTCGCATTTTTTGCAATACCGCCGCCGAATATCTTTCGCTGGCGAATGCAAATTAAACTCACCTATTGGTTGTAGTTCTTTGCAATCTTTGCAAATCCTATTGCCAGACTCGCTGGCAGATTTTATGTAACATTTTCTACTACAGTGTAGAACAATTTCTGATCTGGCTTTTGATGTAGCAAATTCCTTGTTGCAAAAATTGCATGTTAATTTAACCTGATTTATTCGCTTATAAGCATTGTAACATTTCATGTTACAAAACTTCTTTGAAGTCGAGATTGAATCGCCACAGTAATTGCATGTATTATTCATGCAATACATAGAGTGCTGACTCAGAATTTCAAACCAATGTTTTTAATTTTCAGCAACCACGCACGATTTGTTTGAAATGATCCAGGTCTTCACGACTGGCTTGGACCTGTCCTTCGAGGAAGATTTCAAGCCATGTTCCATCAACGCCGCCCAATTCGTCGGCATCCTTCATTCGCTGCACATAGTTTTTGACGACTTCCTCTTCCATCATAACAGCATATTCCATGATGTCTTTAGGGTCGGTGTATTTTCCGAAATCATTTGACTCAAAAGTGGCAACGCCACCCAAACCAATGATAACGTCTGAAAATTGTGAAACATGCAGCATTTCTGAAGCTGCTTCTTTGAGAAACAACTCCTTGTATTCAGCACAATGCAGGCCGGTCACGGCGCTCGCATGATACAAGTAAAAACGTAAATGCTTCCATTCATTTTTGAGATCGTCATTCAACATCTGAATCATTTTGTCTTTGTTCATCATTTAATCCTTGTGAAAAGGTACATCTTTGTGTCCGTGATCGTGCGTGTATTCCATCTCCCGGAATCCACCATAATTGAACGATGGCTTAGTATTTGAATTGACAACTTTCCATGTCAATTCAAATCCATACTTGGCCACATTCTCAATGCCAGAGAAATTGATTTTATCTGCTGTATCTCTCGGCGTGTGATAATTGTCGTGCATTCCAGTATGCAGGAATGCAATTGGAACCTTCTTATTATAGAAGCAGGCGTGATCGCTGCCACCACTGCTTCGACCTGTAATGCTCTTGGCAAATGAGTATTTTCCACTCAATTCACCAATGATGCTCGAAACATCAGGAGAGCTTTCCCCTTCGTTGAAGGCGACGGTAGTGCGAGCTTTCCCCAAATATCCAACCATATCCATATTGAGCATGAATATATGCTTGCGGATATTTGGACTCCCCTTTGGGAAAATAGGGTTGTCGCAATAATATCGTGAACCAATTAACCCCATCTCTTCGGCACTGAAAGACATGAAGACCACGGTTCTTTTGTTCTGACCACGCAAGGATGCAAAGGTTTTGGCGATTTGAAGCAAAGCCACCGTCCCTGAAGCGTTGTCGTCAGCACCAGGATGAATCTTCCCGCCGCCCGCACGACTCATGGACGGACCCCAGCCAATATGGTCCATGTGTGCGCCAACAACTACGATCTCATCTTTTAATTCGGTGCCTTCAATCCAGGCGATGATATTCTGTGTGAAATCATCGCCTGTTTCGTTTTTCGGTCCAGCATTCATTCTTTGGATATTGAACTTTTGATATGCCGTATCGAGGCCGAAACTTTCATATATCTTTTTCAGATAATCGGCAGCGACAACATTTCCTTTTTTGCCAGACATCCGACCTTCAAGTTCGGCAGAACACAAATACTCTAAATGCTTTTGCAATTCGCTTTCAGATATATCTGCGATGGCTTCATCGTAAGTCTTTTTGCGTGGCGGGTCCACATCAGGTGGCGGCAACGGCTTGACCGGAGGAACGAATTCTTTTTGAACAATGGGCGGCGGGACATCACGCTTGCTGATATAGACAGCAAGCAAAATGATTCCCAGCGACAGGACAACGAGATGGAGCTTACGCATGGCAAACCCTGTTTTATTAGTGTGTTGGCTATATATTCTGTCCAAACAACCTACAAGGAAGCGAGGACGCCAACTTAATTAGAAAAGGAATATAATGGATCAAGCCGTATTTTTCAAGAGCAAACGTGACTCTGTTTGGCGAGGCAAATACAAAACCCTCGAAGAATTCTACAAGAGTGGTGGGAAGATACTTAAACGAGGGGAGGGCAAAAAGAGCCGTCTTCAATATGATCCCGACTACTACACTCTCGACAAGTACGAACTTGAAATTGATCCTGATGAACCGCTGGAAAACTTCGAGACTTACGATCCATCCCGTCGTCAAAAAGAAATCATCAAGTGTTATAACAGCTTCGCTTATTTCTGCCACAAATATGTGAAGATTCTTCACCCTATGGACGGTTTGATTCCGTTCGTATTATACAACTATCAGCGGAAGGTTATCCAGGAATACGAAAACCACCGATTTAACATCATCAGCAAGTTTCGTCAAGGGGGACTGACGACAGTGACTTTGCTGTGGGGCATGTGGCGCTGCATGTTCCAACTCGACCAACAGATCATGATTTTGGGACGAACCGACCGTGATGCCACGGATATTGGCATGATGGTGGATCGTTCTATTGAGAACTTCCCAGAATGGTTGAAGCCAAAGAAAGACGGTAAGTGGAATGACCACATGAAGATGTTCACGGACACCGGGTCAGCCTTAAAGTTCCACTCTCCTGAAGCTGCTCGTGGTAAGTCCGTTACATTCTTGATCGTGGACGAAGCTGCGTTCATTGATGACATGGACAAGCACTGGAAAGCCATGTGGCCTATTCTTTCGACGGGTGGTGGTTGCACCCTCGTATCGACGGTCAATGGTCTTGGTAACTGGTATGAACAAACCTACCACGAAGCACAAGAAAAGCAAAACCGCTTCAACATCATCGACTTGGATTATTGGGAACATCCCGACTACAACGACGATGAGTGGGTTAAAGAACAAAAGGCACAACTCGGCGAGAAGGGCTTCTTGCAGGAAGTGTTGCGTGAGTTCCTTGGCTCCGGTGATACTTACTTCTCCGCTAAGGTCATCACGCAACTCACAGAGCAAACCAGAAACAATTACCCTAGCCGCAAGTTGTTCCCGAAATGGGTCAACAAGTCAGGCCGTATTGCTGTATTGGAAAGCGAAGACCACAACAAGGGTGCTATGTGGGTCTGGAAAGAGCCAATTGATGGCCACGAATACATCATTGGCGCTGACGCTGCCGAAGGCCAGGGCAACAACAATGACAATTGCTGTTTTCAGGTAATTGACACAGCAACTTTGGAACAAGTGGCCGAGTTTTACTCCAATATCATTGTGCCTCACGAATTCGCTCAGGTGCTTAATGAAGTGGGCATTTATTACAACAATGCTCTGATTGTTGTCGAAAACATGGGTCCAGGTGGGGCTGTTCTAAGCAACCTTCAATTCACCTTGTTTTACGAGAGCCTTTATTACGAAAGCCTTAAATCGGCCAACGTAAAACCGGGCATCAAAATTGGTCAAGTAAACCGATCTCTATATTTGGAATCTCTCCAAAATCGGCTATTGAACCAAACTGTTCGTATTAACAGTATGCGATTCGTTATGGAACTCCAGACTTTTGAGTACAACCCTGTCACTCGCAAGGCTGAAGCTCAGAAAGGCAAGCACGACGACGCTATTATGTCTATGTGTATGGCCCTTTATGTTCGTGATTCCATGTTGCGAGACATACCTATGGGTGCAGAGATTCCGAAAGAAGTAACGGCCACGCTAAAAGCTCAGGTATACGAAGAAATCAAACGTGAATTGATGGAAGGAAGACCAGAAGATTTCCTCATGGACGATGAAATAGACCTTTTATCGCCCGACAAAGATACTGTTATGCCCGGTGTTATTTTCAATATCGAGCGTCGGAACGATAGACTTTTGCGTGAATTCGGATGGTAATGACTACATACACTGGAGGTTATTATGGACATTACCAAAGATCAACTAGAGCAAGAATATCAGTCAGGTTTGTCGATGAGTCAATTAGCTGAAAAATATGGAACTAGCGTTGGAACAATTTTTCGCCACATGAAAAAATTTGGTTTACAATCTCGCCCGCCAAGTCAGGCTATGAAGGGTAAATCTTGCTCACCGGAAGTAGCTGCCAAGATTTCTGCGGCAAATAAAGGAAAGAAAAAAAGCGAGGAGCATCGGCGAAAACTAAGTGAAAGTAAAAAGGGAATTAGACATCCGAATTACGGTAAAAAACGGGTGCATGGCAAAAGGATATGGCATCAACAACCTGATGGCAATTGGGTCGCTATGAGAAGTAGTTGGGAGACTGCATATGCTTCTTGGCTCGACAAACAGGGAGTTGCCTGGGAGTATGAATCCAAAACTTATATTCTCTCTGATGGCTCTGCTTATACGCCTGATTTTTGGCTGATCGAGATAAAAAAGCATGTTGAGGTTAAAGGGTGGATGCGAGCTAAGTGGCAAAAAAAATACGAGCGATTTTGTGTAGATCATCCCGAAGCTGACATTATTTTCGCTGACCGTGTTTATCTCGAATCTCTTGGAATTGACCTCAAGCAATTATTTGTTAGCACCAGACCGAAGTTTGCATGTGAACAATGCGGCATTGAATTTCACAGAATATATAAAACACAGCGTATGTGTTCGACAGAATGTCGAAATAGATACATCGCCTGTAATCGAAAGAGGCGAAAGTAAATGTCGTTCATGAAATACCTCGAAAATAAAGCTCGACCAAGCAGCATCCTTGTCGTCATGGACGAATACAAGGAAAAGCTGCAAGCTGATATGGCGAGCCTTATGCTCAAACCAGACAAACAGCTTATTGAAGCCCGCAAAAACATCGTCAATATCAAAGAGGTCGCCAGAACACTATCAGAACTGGCGTACCCGTTATCTGATGAGTTCAAGATGGCAATACGCACAGGCGATCCAAAAAGAGTAAATCATGCCCATATGACATTCCGTCGTTGGGTGGATTATCACAACGCAGATCGTGCCTTGTCTGACAAAATCGAAACAGCAATGTTTCAATATCAGACCAAGTTGTATGGAAAAGAATTTGGTCCAGAAGAAGCCGATGCAGTCGCCAAATCTTCTTTGTCCGAATCAACGGCTATCTTTGACCAGATGTCACACAATATAAATTTGGCAATATCCAAAATCCCTACATGGCATAATCATAAAATTGTCATAGAGGCCATCTGCCCAGAAGTGGGATGGGTGTCATCGGAAGCCAAAATCACCGTAGGCGAAGCGTTCCATGCAGTTTTCTTGTACGAACACACGTCAACGGGATTTAAGGCGAAATTGCTTACAGAAGAGGAAATGCCCGCAAGTCTTAAAGTTGATATGCAAGATTTGCTGGCAAAGCTAAGAACCAACCCTAAATACAACAAGATATTGACTTTGTATATGACAAGGCCAATATCCGAACGTCGATATTTTGAAATTGCAAAAAGAGATTTGTCACTTGGAATTGAAGCGGTTTTGCCGAGCCACATCACCTTAGCGACAAGTCCTTTGCCTGGAGACTCCGATGTATGGAAAGTCCGGGTTGAAGAAAAATACCTTAAAGAATATCTCCATGAGGGAGATGTAAAAGAATATCAAGTCATCGGGGAAGAAGCCCCAATGCGCTGGATCGAGAGGATGAGTAAATGAAAAACAACACAAACGAGACAAGGGCTGCTTTGCAGAAAGCGTTAGCGCAAGTACCGCAAGACCATGCTTTGTCAGAAGTACGTTATCACATACGGGCCGCTCTAGGAAAGCTGGAGACTGTTGAGAAGAAACGGGATCGTCGTGAGGTTAACTCGGAACGTCGTGAATTGGCACAGGGCCAAGGCAATGCGTATTCGTATGACCCATTCCGAGCAATTCAGGCTATTGACGAGGAAATCGCCAAAGAGAAAGCCAAGATTGAAAACATTCAACAACGCCGCCGTACACAAGATGACGAGAAAGATGACGGCAATGAGCTTCAAACAGTTCTTGGTTAACGAGGGGCGTAGAAATAAATACGACTACTCTTCATTATTGGTCGAGCCGCCAGAAGAAGTTACAGACAATGTAATTTCTTGGGGGTGGGATCATGTACCTAATGAATCGGTGTTTCTTGATACTAAAGACCCCAGCTTTGGTCGAGAAGATGACCCTCATATTACTTTGATCTATGGCATTCACACAGACATCTTAAAAGAAGTGTCTGATTTGTTTATCAAAGAAAAAGAGTTTGAGTGCAAGTTAGGCAAGATTGATATGTTTACGAAAAGCGATAAATTCGATGTGCTAATCGTAAACGTGGAATGCGAAGAGTTACACAGGCTAAACTGTAAGATGCGAAGAAGTTTAGAAGCTACTGAGAGCTATCCTGTTTATGTGCCTCACGTTACAATTTGCTACATGAGAAAAGGTCAAGGCAAACAATACATTGGTAATGACGCTTTTGTAGATGAAAAGTTTACGATCAACAAGATTTTATTTTCTTCAAAGACTGGCGAAAAAACCCCAATAAAGTTAGGTGCAAAATGAAAAAAGATTGGCATGGCTTAGTTAAGATTCTCGAAATCCAACACATCCGAGATGGCAAGGTGATTTGGGAAGAGAAAAATCTACTCAACACTTTGCATATTGGTGGAGAGATGTTTATGTTGACCTGCGCATTTGACAGCAGCCCAGGAACATACCCGCCAGCAAACTATTACTTTGGACTCGACAATCGAGGGGCGATCACCGTTGATGATCTCATGACGGATATCATTGATGAACCATCTGGCAATGGATATTTGCGGCAGGCTGTAAGTTCGTCAAATCAATTTACAATTGACATTGTAAGTGGCGTTTACCGAGCCACCAGCCAGATCGTCACCTTTAGTGCAACAGGATCTGGCTGGGGTCCAGTATCCAATTTGTTCATGGCAACTAGCGTAGATGGGTCCGGCATCCTATTGGCCAGCAACCCACTGTCAAATAGCATCACACTCACAAACGGCGATGCCATCAACATGCGTATGGCTCTCGCTCTCAGAGATGTGCCAACTTAACTACTCATGGTGTCTTGAAGCAACTCGTCAGGTTTAATTTCAACAAAATGCACCACATTGAATTTGTGAATGCCTTGTTGAACTTTATTGTATTGCCTGAACTCCAGCCATTCAGAACCACCGTCTTTCACGTCCAATAGTCTTTCGGATGTGCCTAGCTGAACGGCTACAACATCTTGCACTTCTTCAGGCACATTGTCGCCACCAAGCTCCAATTTCTGCGGTAGATTGATGTTGTAGCCTTCTTCCATAGGCATAATTGCCTTGTTGATCGCTTCGTTCGTCAATTTGTACTTACAGAACATCTCTTTAGCAGGCTCGGAAGTGGTTCCACGATGGAACCATACAGGTATACTCACGCCCGTAACTTCAAGAGATTCGCCAGAATGCAGCTTATAGCGCTGCTCTCGGTTCAAATAGATGTAATGCGAAATAGTCAATGTTGCCATTCTTTGTTCCTCACAAATATATAGATGGTAGTAGTCTTCATGCTAAGGAGTAGCAATGTTCAAATTATCTTGTATTTTTGTCTTGTTGGTTAGTTTCCTGGCCCCATTTGTCAGCGGTGAAACACCCTCTGTGTATTCATACGATGCACTAGACAATATGCCGATTATGGAGCGTCGGCCTACTGGTTTTGCAGGCATGGCTCCAGTCGAGCAACGTGGTCCAGAGTTCCGTAAGTTTCTCGCTGCATCTGTCAAAATCAGCGTGGGCGGCGGGTCTGGTTCTGGAACCATTGTTTATTACGATGCAGCTAAAAATCTCGCTTACGTTGCATCTTGCGGGCATATGTGGAGTCAAGGAACTATGTCCGCAGAAGAAGGCAAGCGTCGAAATATGACTTGCAAAATCATCACTTGGTATCATAACGAAAAGAAGCTGGATGCTCCCAAGAGTTACAATGCCAATGTAACATTCTATAGCTATATCAGCGGTCAGGACACATCACTTGTGACTTTTACTCCAGATTGGCAACCTGAGTATTTCCCCATTGCTCCTGTGAACTACGAGTACAAGGCTGGTCGCCATGCTCACTCATTGGGATGTGATGGTGGCAATGAAGTTGCTCATTATGACATCGAAATGTTTGGACTTGGCGGCGGGGATTTGGTTACGAATCAAAATAGCCCACGCCCAGGACGTTCTGGTGGTGGGCTGATGGATGATGACGGATACTATATTGCGACTTGCTGGGGAACCCAATATCGTGATGGTAGTGGCAAAGGATTCTTTACTCCTTTATCTGCCATTCACGGATATTGGAACAAGCAAAGTGGATATGAGTTCTTGTTGAGCCAGAAGCCGGGCGGCACAGCAGCACGCCAGATTCCTGTCAAAGACCGCAGTGGTACACAAGGCACATACACGCCAGAATATATTTTGCTTCCGGGTGGACGTTAATGTTGAAAGTTGAAAAAAAACATTACTATATCCGATTTGGACTTGGAGATCGGTGGGCTTCTATTTCTTATCTTCTCAGAAAATCACAAGAAAAAGGGCGTCCAGTTTTCATTGATGGCGACGCCGACTCAGGACATCTTTACGAATTGGCTAGTTATTTTGATACAACTGGCCAACTCATTTATGAGAAGGGTCGGTCAATATTGCCAATGAATTACCATGAGGCTTTTTCAACAAAATATCTTCCAACAAAAAAGACCTGGAGAGATACAAATAGCAAAGTTGTGGCATACCAATTTGATGGCTTTTCGTCATTCTGGGATAAAAATCCATCTGATAAAGAAATAACCGAATTCCTGAACTATCTCACTTCCCGTGGGTTTACGTCGGTAGATTTAGGACACATGAAGCCATTACCTTACATCATCGAAACATTGACCACATGCAAATTCTTCGTTGGATGTGCAAGCGGCATAGGTCACATCAGCATGAGTGTCAATACGCCTATGTACATTATTCTGCACAATCTGCCAGAAGGTGGCCCGCCACCTTATGGCGCAGAATATCAAAGAACAGTTTACAGCAGCAAACCAGATGTTCAATTCTTCAAATACTTAAAGGACTTGATGAACCATTTAGGTTAAGCTGTAAAACGGGCAGATTTTACGATAATCACATCGTCGGCACTGGTCATTCACACGACCGTAAACATCATCTGCTTTAGTATTTACAATTTCTTTGTAAGCGTCATGCAATTCCTGCTCCGCAGAAATCAGCGATTCCTCGCTGAACTTGGTGGCGATCAAATCCCCGCCTTCCAGGTAATATAACGCAGCCCGAATATTCTCGGCTTTTGCCCCGAATTCTTTTTGAACGACCCGTGCGTAACAGCGAAGCTGAATATCGTTGCGGATCGTATTTGCGTTCTTCCGGTAGAATCCCTTCTTCGTCGTCTTGTAATCCAAAATGAAATATTTGTCGCCCCGGATAATCAAGCGGTCGATAAACCCCGTGATGAAATGCTGGTCTGGCGGCTGGAGATCGTAGTGGAACTGCCACTCCAGATGTCCGTCAAATCCAATGCGGTCACTTAACTGCTTGAGATTCCGAACGTGTTCTGGTAACTTCTTTTTGTAGCTCGCTTCCAGAACTGGCGGGCCTTGCCCCTTCTCGAC